CTCTGAACTGCACAGCGATAGTTTCTAGAGTTCTTTTCCAGTCCTGTAAGTTCGCATAATATATCAACTGCCCATTCAGGATTGGAATGGAACCTAGCACCATACCTACCACCCTTGTTCAACCACCAGGAACCACCCTCAGATGCATCCGACCATACATTGATCAGGTCACGGGCGGGGATGGTCTCGTAGGCGATCCTAGACTGCTCTAGTGACACTGCAAAGGAGAGTTGATCTCTTTTACCACCCTTAGAATACCACTGCCACCAAAGTTCATCAAACTTTTCTTTACCTCTTCTCCAAATAACTGTACAGAGAGGTGATGAATAATCTTTGAAGTTGAATCCTACCTCTTTAGCAGCAACTGTGAAGTCATAGATCTGTTCAAAGGGAACCAGTCCACGGCACACATACTCAGCACATTCCTCAAGGTACCTGTGCTTATGAGGATGTTCCATGACAACAAACTTATCCATCGATAAGATGTACTCACTAACCTCAAAGAATTTTTCATTCAAGGTGTGGAGTTTGGATGCATCAATATAAACATTGGGTTCGTCAAAAGGACATTGCATTTTGACAAGACGTGACATCCTGACTGGGCAAGAAGAGAACCCAGGAATGTATCTCAACTCCCACCCCTCCTGCTGATTTACACTGCCATCATGGAAACAGATGAACTTTCTACCAGTAGTATTGGGTGGTAACTGAAAGTATCCGTTAGTGATAGCAGTGTAGAGGATCATATAATATCGTAGTGTTTCATGTAGAACTCATGAAACTTGTACTTGATATACAGGAGTGGTTTTAGTTTAGTAATGCGTTCTAGATCTTTGATGAACTGATCCACATAGGTGTATTGTTTTTTGTCACCATGTTGAGGATGCTTTTTGATCCTTCCGACCTTATGTTGGAACCCCATCTTGATTCCAGAGTCAGATCTATTCTCATAGAACAGTGGTTTGAGACCTGTCATATGCATGGCAGCATCAAATGGGATGCTATCTCTATTGATCCCCTGTTGACTCCAATTATACCACTCTTTATTGAATTTTACCGTGTCATCATACAGATATCTCCACACTATAGAGCACTGAGGACTAGAGTAATTGCTGAACTTATAGTTTGTATTAGACAGTGCCTCAGTCAACTTGATAGCACCATCGTAGGGGAAGAATGCACATGTAAATCCTTCCAGCAACTCATCATAGTATGAGAACTTACTAATGTTCCTGAGTGTAGTGAAGGGGAAGGAGTACAAACTCTTCTCCACAAACTCTCTGGTATGTACAAAGCAACCATCCACCCACACAGTATAGGTTCCCAAGGGGAAGAACTCATGTGGATTACACTTAGGATAAAATGCTAGATCACGTGGGTCATCGATAGGTAAATCTAATTTGATGTACTCCCACGGTCCTTTGGTGGTGTCAATGGTACCATCATGGAAACAAACATACCTGATGTTAGGATCATAATAATTCTTCTCAGGTATCTCATCATGACCGTTGGTAATAGCAGTGTAGATAACCACGTACTCCTTAGGAACACGTACACCCTGCTGGTATGGATATGAATTGAATGACAATCCTAAGTCACCACCAATACCATAATACTTCATGTAAAACTCATGAAGTTTATACCTAACATCTAATTTGGCATTCAGTCCTGTGACCTGATCACAATCCTTGAGGAACTGGTCTACCTTTTTGTATTGTTCTTTATCACCCAGTTGCTCATGCTTCTTCAGTCGATTCTTTTTATTGTTGAATCCAAATTCAATTCCACAATCATCTCTGTCGTCATAAAATCTAGGTGTCAATCCAGTGGATTGTATGGCAGCATCAAATGGAATGGTGTCCCTGTTTATCTGAGTTCCTTCCTCGTACCACCTCTTATTGAACTCGATAATCTCTGGTGTCATCTGTCTCCAGATAGCACTGCACTGAGGACTAGAATACTTTGTGAAATCGTAACCCCTATTCTTCAATGCTTGGAGGTAATTGATTGCATTACTATAGGAGTAGAAAGCACATGTAAATCCTTCCAGCAACTCATCATAGAACGTGAAGTCACCTCCATGATGTAGTGCAGAGAATGGAAAACATGACAGGGAGTTGTCAATAAAATCCTTGGTGTGATTGAATGAACCATCAATCCATACTGTATAAGAATCAGGTGGGAAAAACTCATGGGGATTTGCTTTGACATAGAATGCCAACTCCCTTGGGTTATCAATACCCAGGTGGGACACGTCAACATAATTCCACCGACCCCTAGTCTTACTGTCTAGGCATCCATCAGGGACCTCAATAGAACCATCATGAAATAAGAAGTAACGTGCATCCGAATCGAAATATTCGTGCTGTGGACAATCATATTCATTGGTGATGCATGTATACACATACAAATCACTAGGAGATATGGGATCACCAAACTCATGAGGTAGAGTAGGTGTTGCTGCTTTCAGTTTTGCTGAGGATATATCTTTATCCCACAGTACAGTCAGTCTCTCCTGAAAATCTAATACTTCTTTGTTAGATGGTTTATTGATCTCATAAGACTCATCATATGTTTTAGTTCTATTAGTGTTATCAAGACTCACCTGCATAGGTACACGACCTGTGACTAGACCAGTCTCATGACTTGCTACCTCACTAGAGATCTGATCTCTGTTGACACCTCTTTCATACCATGATGCCCACGCATCATTCCACTTCCTAGTCTCATTGAGGTTATGCCTCCAGATGACACAGTTGATGGACTGCTTATAATTCTTTTTTGGGTATGGATTTCTGCCATACAGCATTGCCTCTGACATGCGGAGTATCTCATCTGCACTGGAAAATCCATCAGCATATAATTTGTTGAACTCCTCTAACAAACTCCTTGGTTCAGGATGATCTTGAAGTACAACACAAGCACCAGTCTCTTGTACTTTTTTACTATAATCTACCAACTCTTTGGTGATATTATATGAGGCGTCTACCCATACGGTAAAGTCTATCGCTCTAGTGAAATATAAATTAGGTCTGTGCTTGAGGAGATATGATTTCCTGACAGGGCAGTCAGGAAGTTGTTCCTCCATATCAATATCTTCTAAATGCACATACTCCCACGGTCCCTTGGTTGTAGGGATGCTTCCATCATGGAACAGAACATACCTACAACCATCCTCAACATATGCGTCAGGAACTGAGTCGTATCCGTTGGTGATGCACGTATAGAAAATCAATTTAGTTTATCAATAGGTTGTGTCTTGCCGATTGCTTCACTGACGGTACGGTTAGTCACGTTACCTGGTTCTCTCAGGAACCATCCAGTAGCAATGTACTTAGATTTATCACCCGTAAGGAATGCACCTCTGTGCATGTGGGTGTAAGTAGCAGGCCAGAGAACAATGGTTCCCTTCTTGGGATGGAAAGTCTTTTCCTGATGATAGAAGTCAGTGCCGCCACCATTCTCAGCAGGGATGTCATTCAAATAGATCATCCACGTCAGCACACGGTCACGGTACAGGAAGTTACCATTCTCACAATGCCATACATGGTATCCACCGCCAGGATCTGTGCGTTGGAGTTTACATGTCCATGAAGAGATGGGATCACATGAGTCAACCAAACCTTTATACTTCTGCACATACATCTCAAACGCCTGACCAATTGCTTGGTTGACCTGAGCAGTCATCGCTGTGTCACACACCTCAAGATAGAGTTGATGATCCTTACGACCCATGCCACCTTTAGGAAATTGTGACTCACCATCATTGAAGTGATCAATGGTGAAGTCTGCCTCTCCAATAGTGGTTACTGTATGACTTGAGTCTTCCCCAACAAAATGCTTTTTCTTATACCAATATTCAAATACGTCTACAAGGGAATCACAGAACTCCCACTTGACAAAGTTCTCAAACACACCGATGTGGTCAAAGAATTTGGGTGATGTGAAATCGGGTTGCTCTGTCATTGTTGTTGTGCTGCTTGCTCAAGGTAAACCGATGGTGGAATTCTACCACAATATTCGTCTAGTTCCATGATCTGATCGATGGTGTGCTCTCTAGCATCCCTCTCCCAGAACTGTGCTAGTGCTTCGTTACTGCCCTTATGGAAGATGTCAATGTGCTCTTCATGAATAGCAGAACCCATGTCCAAACGATAGTTGAACAGAGGAGTGGAGTATGACTTGCCACTGTCAAGGATCAAGTCTTCAGATACTGCACGAGGTCTGATGTTCTGATCCAGTTTCCACTGGTTACCACGCTGATGACACCTGAGAACTTTAGTTGCATGGTGTCTGGTGATCAGGTATCCAGCAGCAGAGAAGTCATTGATAAACCTTTGGTGTAACTTCAGAGTAATACCATTAGGGTTGATGATGGTTAGTTGGAGACAGTCCCAGTTGATAGGGAGTCTCTTCCTTACATCCTTCCAAGTGAAAGTCCAATGCTTGACAGTAGACAGATCGATGTCATCTTCCATGATGAAGATTTCATTCAGGTCAGTCTCTTCGACAAAGTATCGTAAAGCATTCAGGTGAGACATTACACATGCAATCTCACCCTTGTTCATGTTATGAGGAACAGAACCTTTTAGGTACTCTTCATACTCATCACCATCAACACCGCTGATGCGGTGGTTGTCACTGAGTCCCCAGTAGTTCAGTTGTTCTTCCATGTATGCCCGACGTTGGGGCACACGATCTAGGTTGATCCAAAGAACTTTAGGGAACCCTTTGAGTTTGTCGATAGACTTGTTCCTATCAGTCATTCATACCCCGGCGCTTGCCGTTGAGAACACCACGATACTTGAGGTATGCAGGATTCTTATAATACTCTTCAAACTTTGTCTTACCAAAGTTACGAAGTTCTTCCCACAGTTGACGGTTCTCTTCGATGTGGGGGTTGTTGAACCAGGAGTTAGGAGTACGACGGTGCTCCATGTGGTAGATGAGATCATTCAGACGCAGCACCTGTGAGCAGGTGTTGAAACGAATGTATCGTTCGTCATCCTCATAACCATAAGCAATGAACCCTTCATTCTCACCACCAAGTCGGAGGTATTCTTTAGTGTCAAAGAACTGTACGAAACCAAACTTGGCATCATACAGGTTTGCATTCTTCTGGAATGCATTGAAGTTGAAGTTGCTGTTGATGAATCGAGTGCAGTCTTCATCAGTCACTCGCAGTTGATACTGATAGTCACCATACCCATAAGGGTAGACACACTTCACAGGTTCAGGAATTGCACCAGGATCATTAGGTGGGATCCAACCATAGAGGATAGCATTCTGTGCCAGGATGTAGTTGTTCATAGGCAACAGAACATCGCAGTCATAGTTGCAGACCACAGGAGTCTCAACCAGCATCAACATGTCGTTGATCAAACGAGTGCGGTGGAAGACTACCTCATCACTCTCCTCAAAGATGTGATGGATCTTTGTCATCTTCTCAGGAGACAATGCTTGATCAAGCATTGGCACCACATTCTTCAAGAAGATAGACTCAACATCTTGCTCCTTGATAATGATCTGTGTGTCAAAGTTACGCAGAAGATAGATCAGTGTCGTCGTGATGTTACGCATCCGATCAACACTCTCAATCCTCAGAGGAATGATGAATGTAGTCTTAGTAAGATCCCAGGAATTTACAGGTTGGATCTGAAGATCCTCGTACATTCCTAAGTCTTGAATTTCTAGTCCTTCTTGTTGAATTGTTTCAGACATCGATAACTTCCCAGTTAGTGCAATAAAGGTCAGAGGTGTTATGGTTTTTGGTATATCCTGTCCCGAACCATTTACTCGGGGCAATAATTTTCTTGTCTGGATTTGTGCTCAACCACGAACCCCACCAGGAAAATGAAGAGTTGGCAATAATGAAGTCAGTACAGAGACTCATCATACACAGGTCAGCAACATTGTCGCCACCTTCAGAGATCAAGAAACGATCATCTACAAATTGTTCGTTACACCAAGCAGGATCGTCAGAAAAAACAACAACAGTCCTACTATCATCAAAGTGCGAAAGTGCACGATCATAATATTCTTTTGTACAAGGTGGATGGTTGTCGCAGTTAGTTATGTAGTCACCACGACGAACATGAAGAGCAATGGGTCGGTCAACCGAACCAATCATCTCTTGACATGGGTCCTTGATATTGTTCTTGAATTCAAAGTCCTCACGGATCTCTGATTCAATGTGCATGAACCACTTCTCACTCTGTAGATACCCGTAGACATTATGCCCATCAGGCATGTTGTCAAACAATTTCTGATCAAAGTGGAAGTGTCCTTCCTGTACGTAGGGTCCAGGACAAACTGCGATGTTTGTCAGACCAGGGAGTTTGAAACACTCAAACAGTTGATGGTCTGTCCACTCATCTTTGAAGTCACTGGGTGGGATGCAAAAATCATACCCATGCTTAGCAGCAATACCACGGAGACCTGCATACTGGAACATCTGGTTTCCCAAACGACCATGACGACCTAGGTGATTGAATCCAATCATGTGTTGTGCTTCTCCTTCAAATATGCAAGTTCAGATTCCATCAGATGCTCATACTGCCTCTGGGTTTGATGTGGATGTTCACGATTAGAGATGTGGTAGTGGGGTAACACTACAGGTTCTCCATAATTTTCATACAACCTGTAGAACATGTCACAATCCATCAGCATGGTGAGTTCTTCATCGAAGTATTCACCACAACCATTACGGAGAGCAAGA